CTTTCGTCTCGTTAAACGGTCCCAAGTCGTTCATGTTCTCTCTAAAGCTGATAACGCGACCTTTATTCTTCTCATTTAACACTACACGGTAATAGTTGTTTGACTCTAGGGTAAATATATCATCTATTACATTATTGACCAGATCGCTGACCATGTTTAACGACTTAAATTTACGAGATGCTATTGCCGTTTGCAGATTATGCGGTATGTCGGCCTGCTGTAGCAGCAGCGTCATGTAATTTTGTGCTCTTTCATCCGTGGCCAAAGGCAGCGGTTGATTACGTGCTACCGCAGACGCCATCATGTATTCAAATGCTAAACTCAAATAGTAGGCGGTTTGAGACAAATTACCCGCACAAAATTTGTTTGCATACGCCTTCATTTGAGTGAGCACAAAAGATGGCTGAAAAATGGTGTCGGGCACATCGACACCGCCTAGTTCTTTGTTCAGTCTAGTGTAGTAATTTATTAGATTCGTCTCGTTGTCGAACTTTTTTGTTACGTTAACACTAATCGGATTAGAGTCTATACACATGTCGCGAATAGTATTGACTAATTCGATCGTTTGAGGTGTCATTTTAGTCATGTCGTTGGTCTTGAAATAATCAATCATCGTCTCGACCAAATCCATGCATCGTGCATTAGTATCGGGGTTCATTTTGAGTTGCTTTGTGTTTGCAAACTAATACGTATGGACTACTTATCATATAATTATTATTTATATACAACAAGATGACTAAAAATATAATAAAAAAAATGTAAAACATTGAAAAATACGCCATATTCATTGCGACAACAGTTAAAATTAACACAATGAACACTGTTTGCATGCTGAGCCGTTTACATAGTATGCTTTCGCAGTTATTGAACGCTATGTTAAAATTGTTTTCTCCCAACACGTATCGAGTCAATTCCTGCTTGCAGCACTCGTCGCATAACAACACGACAAATAACGAGATGCCGTCCGTTTGAGGATTTTGAAATGTTTTCGGTTGGCTGCCAGGATGAAACTCGAATACTGTAGAATCGCCAATGCTGATAGTCGCATAGTAGTGTGATAACAGAGTACCACCAGTTTTTTTGACCCTGACTTTGTAAATTTTTATGGTATTGTTATCGACGTCATCATGTGGCTTGCCGTCAAACAAATAGTGCAACAACAACTGAGGATCGTATTTAATTCTGTTTAAGGTCGTCAAGTTTTTGTCTCTTAGGTTCAGGCTGTTGTTGTCGGTCGTCATCTTCGTCGGTAGTCACCACCGGTTCGTCTGTGTCAGGTTCCGACGATGAATAATCAAAGATACCGCTTTCTTCTTCAATGTTAGTGTCGCTTAAACTATTTGCCAAAGGCATCATCTTATTATTGCTCTCTGCGTTTTCGCTGATAATATTAAACAAGCATTGGTCTTTTTTTAGCATCATTGGCGATCTGTTGAATAACAACACATTTATGCCACCTAAAGCGTTAAAATTTAACGATATATTGTAGCTATTTTCGCTCGTTTCAATTATATACTTGAACTTGTTGATTTGTTTGATCAGGTTCGTCTCGAATATCGTCAGTGGGTATGCGCCGACGCCTAGTTTTTTTAAGTGATATTCATCCTGAACGCTAAAAGACAAGATAGTCATATTTTCCTTGATTGTTTGTGTCACATTAACAGAAATGTCCATTGTTCCAGTGTTGTTGATAGCCATTGTGGTTATGGTGCTTTTTACAATATTATACTTATCAATACATGATGAGTTTAATGAAAACGAATTTGATGCACGGTTAAATGTGTTAAACGAATATTTGAGGCGTACCGGAGCCGAACACGCCAAGCCTCCTGTTCTAAAATACGTGTCGCGTGTTGACGGACATAAATATGATGTATCTCATTTTGACACTGACACGTTACAACTAAAGAGTACCACATTGCATGACGATAGAACAGAAGTATTTAATTTTATCAATCAAAATTTAGACAAAAAGATTGAAACCGACGAGTTTCGCATAGCAAAACACATAAGCGACAACACAAAATACATGATGAAAGGCGACGACGGATGGATCGAAATGTCGTGCGGCTCAAATGAATACTTTGATGATGAGTTGTTGAGATGTGTACCGATGCCTCCGTGTTACAACCTAGCGCCCGGTTTGTACGGTATGAACGAAAGATTGATCGATTTACTAGTGTTGAACCATAATGTCGACAGAGCTACTACATCATCCGCTGCCTATCATCCCACAATGTATTTGCGGTGCTTGCAAGGCGGTTCGCACATAGTGGAAGAGTGCCCAGAGAATCATTATTACGATCACATCACGAGCAGTTGTCAATTACGTAATGACTGTGTTAATCGACCTGACGGCTACGTGCTCAATCAATTTCCTGACACGTTGGCCATTAACGAATACATGAAATGTGAAAACAATATGCCTGTAGTTACATCATGCGACGCCGATCATATATTCGATAGACGTTTGATGACATGTATTAGAGCTGAACCCTGCGCGCTACACGGCATCGGTTATACCTATCTCACAGATGATATCGGCAACAATCAATTCTGGAAATGTGCATCACGCAACTCGAGCGATCTCATAACATGCGTCAATCGTGTGTTTTCGAACGGCGAGTATCAATGCGCCGGCGACCGCGAATGCTTAACGTTTCAAGATGGCACCGGAAGCCAATTAAAGCCGCAAGATGATGATATAATAGCATACAACACGGGCGTTTTAATATGTGATAACTATAATAAACAACAAGATATCGCGTGTCCTTCTCATAATATTGTAGACAACAAAACTTTTAACGAAATATTCAGGTTGGGCGTTAGCGTGCCATCACAAGTGTTCGACACTACTTCTAACGAGTGCGTACCGTTCGACATGTCACACGTCACCATTACAAACCCAATCTTTCCTATAATTAATAGCAACGATTACAATGTACAGTTTGAGACAGCGTTCGTTGGTAAAACTAAAGACTTACAAGAAATAATTCGTACAAATCAATTAGACGGTCATGTAGAGTATGCACGCGATAGAAACGTGATGGGTATTAACACGAGCGATAATGGCGAGATCGAATGCATGGGCGATGGCATGTATGACATATTCGATGGCACCAAATTAAATGTGTGTCATGACGACAACTTGATCGAAACAATAGTTTTTAAAGATGGCAACAAATATTTTAGACCGCAATTATTTGAAGTAGCGCATGATGACGATTATAATCAACAATGCGCGTCGCAAATGTCAGAAACGTCAAACTACATCGAAAATCGTAGCTTTACAAAACGTATATTGACTGATATACTACGAAACGACGTTTGCGACACAACTCTACACAAAATACATGCCCTATATACTACGAATGTGTCAAAATATACTACACCGGCACCCAAATATAACTACGAAAGTGTAGAGTTGAACAATTTGTATGGAGCAAATATCGAACGATACCCTGCAAATATACCTTTTTCCAAAACTACGATGCCGTATATTTCATACAACGAGTCGTCGGCGCAAATTGACATTTCGAGCACGGAAAAACAAATTGATTTTGACAGCGGCGCCGTGTTGCCCGTATTTAATAATTTTGTCGAACATGAAATGATTATGCCGGCGTTTAATCCATTTAGCGAAGGTGGTGTTGATGTGCCGCAACCAGAAACCCGACCTCCATCACATCGACCACCCACGCCATCTCCCGTCGGACCTGATTTAACTTTAACCAACAAATTATTAACGTTTTCGTGTTATTATTCATTGCCTACGTTCAAGTTGACAGAATGCGATGTAAACGATCAACACATAAAGGACACCATAGCTAAATTAAAACAAAACATTAAAATTGACCAGCACTGTGATCGTGCAGTGGGCCTGTCAAATATCATTAACTCGTATGCATTCATGACCGGCAGTATTGCGTGTCAGTGTATTCTAGACGAGAACGAGGGCATTGTAATTAAACGACACACGAACAATATGCTCATGTTTACCGACCTGACCAACCAGTCGTTTGATGGACAAAAATATAATAAATTTATACATCGTTGGGAAGATAATTATTTCTCGTGTCCAGACCCCTCGTGGGTGGACATGACGACGGGCACATGTAACATGCCCGACAACGATAAACTGTATTACATTGACGATATGCAAAATGAATTAGGTTCTTGGGTTGTATGAAACAATCCAATCTACCAATTTAAAATTAAATCGCTGCGATAGATCGTTTGAATTAGGTTCTTGGGTTGTATGAAACAATCCAATCTACCAATTTAAAATTAAATCGCTGCGATAGATCGTTTATCGACGCCACGAACCGGCGTACCAATTTAAAATTAAATCGCTACGATAGTTCGTCTACCATACAACAAAAATAACGATCTATCGCAGCAATTTAATTTTAAATTGCTGCGATAGATCGTTTGTACTGAAAAGATAAGACTTGCCGGCGCGTTCGAACCGGTCGCTTGACACACATGTTGGCCTTCGCTATCACACAACATGTATTTTTGCGCCGTCGAGC